AATATCTATAAGATTTATCGAGGTGCAACTTTGCTGGTCGATATTCCGATTACCAGTCTTGCATCGGGTGGTACATATCGCGTGCCGTTGCAATACATGGACACGCCGTCGGCGGGAAGCACGACCTATTACATCAAAGTCGAGCCGACCCTAGGCGGCAGTACGACATACATTTACGAAGACATTATTAGCGTCGTTACGGAATTCAAACGATGAGATACGCCACGATTGCACCAAACGGTCGGATTTTGGGCATTTTTACGTGCGAACCGGAGTTGTTGCCGGACCGCCCGAAACCGGACGATGCCGTATTCGTCGAATGCCCGACGGCCAATACTGTTAATTCGTATTGGAACGGCAGCGAGTTTGTCGACAAGCAGCCGTCGAGCGTAACGCATACGGTCGCTGGAAATACGGTCACGATTACAGGACTACCCGACAACGCGATTATTAACGTCACGTTGCCGGATCGCTACGAAGTCTATCAAGCGTCCACAGAATTTAGTATTTCGTTGCCGGGACCGGGTGGGTATGTGTTCCAAATTGACCCGTGGCCGTATCTGAAAAAGACCTTTGCCGTTTTGATTGAGGGATAACTTATGGACGTATCGAAATTCAAGGTTCCGCCCGGATCGCTAGTCCTTGACGTAGCGTTGGTATTTGGTTTGGTCTATGCCATGGGCCAGATTACGGAACGATTAGAAGGAATTTCGAAACGTCTGGAAGTTGTCGAGGCGGTCAAGATTCAGCCAGAAGCCGACCGGCGTATTGCCGTGATTGAGGCACAAATGGCAAGTCAAACCGAACGACTTAAAAGCATAGAAATGAAACTAGACCGAGTATTAGAGCGACGCTAAACGATGGGGGGCGGCTATGGAACTATTCGAAATCTTCACGCGTGCATGGCCGGTCATACTCGCACTGATTACGCTAATCATCGTCCTATCCAAACTCGACTTACGGGTTGCAGTGCTGGAAGACAAGATAAAAACGCTGTTCGACTTGATTAACAAACGCGATAAGTGAGGCACGCCAAATGATGACCATGATTTCGACCTTGCTTTCGTTTCTTGCTGGCGGCTTGCCGAAAATTCTGCAAATTTTCCAAGACCGACAAGATAAAAAGCACGAACTAGCGTTAGTTGCCGCGCAAAAGGAACGCGAACTAGCGTTAGCGGAACGCGGCTTTATCGCACAGGCCCGCGTCGAGGAAATCAAAACCGAGCAAGTCGCTATGGAAACAGCCGCCGAAGAACGGGTCGCGCTGTATCAGCACGACATGGAAATTGGCAAAGGCGCGTCGAGGTGGATTATTAACCTTCGCGCCAGCGTTCGACCGGTCGTTACGTATATTTTCGTGTTGGAATTAGTGGCGTTGAACATTGCTGGCGTGTGGTATGCCTACTCGACGGGCATTCCGTTCGTTGAGGCGATGGATAACGTCTTTGGCGACGACGAAATGATTATCCTGTCGTCCATCATTGCATTTTGGTTCGGTAGTCAAAGTTTCCAGAAAAAATGAAAGTTAGTCCGGCGGCAATCGCAATGATCCGCCACCATGAAGGCGTAAAAAACCGCGTTTACCTATGCCCGGCCAAACTTTATACCGTCGGCGTAGGCCATGTGCTGTACCCGGAGCAAGCAAACTTGACTGTATCCGATAGGCTACAGTTTCCGTTACGGCCCGAACATAACCGGATTTGGAGCGATGACGAAGTTAACGCTTTACTTGTTGCGGACCTTGCGCGATTTGAGCGCGGCGTGGCCCGATATTGCCCTGCTGCTACTAATCATCAAGGCCAATTTGACGCACTGGTAAGTTTCGCGTTTAACGTCGGCTTGGGAAACTTGCAGCGGTCCAGTCTTCGGATGAAACACAATCGCGGCGACTACGAAGGCGCAGCCGAAGAATTTATGAAGTGGACCAAGGGTGGCGGTCGTGTACTGCCGGGGCTTGTTAAGCGTCGACTCGACGAACAACGGCTATATATGCGGGGGTTACATGGCGCGACGTAACGACGGCATTCCTTCAAGTTTTATGGTCGCAGCGCACAAAATCGAGGTTGTAACGGTTCCCGTTAAAAAGTGGAAACACGGTAAAAACTGTGTGGGAATGTATTTGCCGAATGAATATCGCATCGAAATCATTGGATCGTTAAAGGGGTCGAACAGGCAGCAGACATTCGTTCACGAATTGCTGCATTGCATCACTGACATTGCTGGTTATCACGAACTGTGCAGCGATGAAGTCTTTATCGACTCGACCGCGCATCTACTCGCGCAAGCATTAGTTACATTCGAGCCATCTACTTATGACAGACCGAAGACCTAAAAACCTAATATCGCAAGACGTATACGAAGCGTTTTGCCGAAACGACAGAAACGTATCGGCAACCGCCCGCGAATTAGGACTTCACCGCCAAACGGTAATTTCTCACGTTGACCGAGTGGAAAACGGCGACACGCGCAAGATTAAGGGCGACAACGAACTAATTTACCTTCGCCAACAGGTTAAGCAATTAGAAAAGCAGAAACTAACCGACGAAGCGGTACGCGCCGAGATACTAAAGGTAGCCGCAGCCACGCCAAAAACGCCGGACTGGTTGACCAAGCCGAGCAAACCAGCAACCGACCTTATGGGCGTGCCGACTCTGTTTGCGTCCGATTGGCACTTTGGCGAGGTTGTACGGCCAGCCGAAATCGGCGGCGTGAATGAGTACAACATGGCGTTAAGCAAGGAAAGGGCGCGAACCTTTATTAACGTCGCCATCGACCTATTGCGTAACCACTTGCGCGGCAAATACCCCGGCGTCGTCTTCGCGTTGGGTGGCGATATGCTGTCCGGCGATATTCACGAAGAACTGTCGGAGACTAACGAGGTTCCGACCATGCCCGCATTGCTGGAATTGGTCGGCGTGCTGGCGTGGTGTATTCGCACCTTGGCAGACGAATTCGGCAATGTGTTCGTGCCATGCGTCACCGGCAACCATGGCCGTACGTCGCGTAAGCCGCGTGCCAAGCGGCGCAATCACACTAACTTCGACTGGTTGCTATACCAACTGTTGCAACGGTATTTCGAGAACGATAAACGCGTAACATTCCTGATTCCAGAGGGGCCGGACGCGTACTTTATGGTTCATAACACGCGTTATTTGCTCACTCACGGCGATCAGTTTAGGGGTGGCGACGGCATGATCGGCGCACTAGGCCCGATTAGCCGGGGCGATAAAAAGAAACGCGCACGTAACGGACAAACGGACCGGTCCTTCGACGTAATGATGTTGGGTCACTGGCATCAATACATCCACCTAACGCGGTTCGTGGTGAATGGATCGCTGAAGGGCTACGACGAATACGCCGACGCTAACAACTTCGACGTTGAGCAAGCACAGCAAGCCATGTGGATTACGCATCCACAGCACGGCATCACGTTTCGTATGCCGATATTCGTACAACGCAAAACGACCACGGAAAAAACAGAATGGGTGTCCTTACCCAAGAGCAACTAGACGAACTGGCGTACTGCGAACACGACCGTTGCCAGAATTGCCATTTCTTCAAGTACCGCAACGCGGCGTTTTGTTGCACGCATCCAGCAGTCAATCAGCCGCTCGACGGCGACTGTTTATGCGACGGGTTGCTGTTTATTTCTTCACGACCTTACGCACGGGAGCATTGCGCCGACTAGCCGACTTCGGCGGTTCCGGCTTTTGCGGTTCAATTCCCGTAACCAGCGTTTTTAAGTAGGTCCAAAACGCAACAAACTTCGCTTTAATTGTTTCCATTTGTCACCTATCTAGTGTGTCCATCGGGTGCAATTCGTCTTGCGGTATCCAATACGCCGGTCGATTGTGGCCCTTGTCGCCCCAAAAACGCTCGACCTTACCTTCGACCGCATCAATCCAACCGGCCAGCCTATAGACGCCGTACTTGCCAATAACCAGCACAAAACGCCGGTCCGGGTCTTCGTCGTGCAGGATAAGACAGCCGTTCGGGTGCGGAGTGTATCGCACGTCGAATGATCCAGCGTCATTTGCCCGGATGCGTTCCGCCCCGGTCCAATAAATCCCGAGTGCCTTGCAGACGGCTAATTCGGCACAACAGCCTTCGATATCCTGTTCCCACAAATTGCTGTTGGGCTGTCCGTGTGTCCGCTTACCGTTTTGAGCGATACCACGAACACGACGGACGACCCCGGCATTAGCCGCCAGCATTATTTCCTGTGCTGACAGTTGGACCAGCATTAGCGGGTTTGTATTTCCTTGCCGTGATACTGGCGCTGTCCCGTTTGCCAGTCTTTCAGCAACTTTCGAAGCATTTGATTTTCTTCGTCAAGTGCAGCCACGCGGCCATTGAGAAA